ATCCAGAAAGCAAACATCAAGAAGTTCAAGGGTGGCGCAAGCTAATACCTGCTTCATTGAGAAACCCCCTGAACTCACAAAGTTTGGGGGGTTTTTCTTATAGAGTATGAGTATGACTAAAGCGTGTATTTCTTGGTATTCAAATTCTCTCAATCAGCCCACAGGTTATGGCACTCAATCTAAACAAGTTATTTCTAGACTTGTGAAGGATGGGCATAAGGTGGCGATGCTTTCTAACTATGGTAATGAAGGTGTGAACACTCAGATTGAAACAGGTTCAGGCAAAATCCCACATTACTCTAGGGGAATGACCCAATACAGTGATGATGTTATGCCTATGAACTTTGCTCACTGGAGTGCAGAGAATGCTAATCTACCTAACTTTATGATCACACTCTATGATGTGTGGGTCTTCCAAAATCCTGCGTTGGATAGTATTCCTATTGCTTCGTGGACACCTATTGACCATCAGCCTGCACCTGAAAAGGTTTTAGCGTGGTTGAAGAAACCTAATGTTACGCCTATTGCTATGAGCTTGTTCGGCAAGACGATGATTGAAAATGCAGGGCTAGAAACTGAATACATTCCCCACGCAGTTGAAACAAAGATTTTCAAACCTACCGCCAACTTGCCTGAAGGTATTTCGGGGCGTGAGTTTGTTGGTGGTGAAGATAAGTTTGTTGTTGGTATGAACTTTGCTAATAAGGCTGGCGGGTTTATTCATCGTAAAGCGGTTGCAGAGAACTTTCTTGCTTTCGCACTTTTTGCTTCTAAACACGATGATGTTATTTTGTATTTGCACACTGAACCTTATGGCAAGCAATCTGGTTTTGTGTTGCCTAACATTCTGTCTGCTTGTGGTGTGCCTATTGAAAAAATTCGCTTCGTAGATCCAATCGCATACGGATATGGAATAAGTCAAGAAACTTTATCTGCGATCTACTCTGCGTGGGATGTAGGTTTATTCACTAACTATGGTGAAGGATTTGGTGTTCCCCAGATTGAAGCACAAGCCTGCGGTGTGCCAATCATTACAAGCAACTTTGCTGCTTCGGCTGAACTTGCTTCACCTGATTCATACCTAATCAATGGGCAACCTTTCTGGGATGCAGGACAACACTGCTGGTTTAATGTTCCTAATGTGCAGGCTATTGCTGATGCGCTTGAGCAGGCTTATCAGCGTGGCAGAAAAGATTTCCCTGATACTGTTGCGTTTGCACAAAACTATGATGCAACAAAGGTTTATCAGGATAAGTGGAAGCCTTTGATTGAGAAGCTTGCTACTAGATGATTCCTGTTTTAGGGTTCTTGACTTATTCAAGATTTGATTTGGCTGATCGCCTACTTGCTTCTATTGATTATCCTGTTGAACATCTTGTTATTGTGGACAACTCAGGTAAGCGTGAATACAATCCTGTAAAGCCTGAGCAGGTCAAAAACTTGTGGCTTATTCAAGTGCCTTATGGTTTGGGTTATGGTGGTGGTTTGAACTTGATTGTGAAGACTACCCCGTTTGCCCCTTACTGGGTTTTGGTCAATGATGATTCTGTGTTTGAACCTGGTGCTTTGAAAAAGATTGCTGATCAGGTTGATACTGAAGCAATAAATTTTTTGAGCATTATGCCTAAATGGTCTGGGTTTGTTTTGGGTGAAGGTGCAGTGTTGAAGGCTGGTTTGTTTGATGAACGCTTTCACCCTATCTATTTTGAAGATAATGATTATGAACGCAGGTTAGAGCAGGCTGGTGTGAAGGCAAAGTTTATTTATGCTGCGCTAAGGCACGACAATTCAAGCACGCTTGCTTCAGGTTTTCATTCACAAAATGATTTGACTTTTCAACGCAATCATAAGCTCTTTGAAAAGAAAGTTGCTGAACAGGATTTCACTGAAGGTAATTGGGATTTACAGATTAGGCGGGTCAATAGTTGGGAAAAATAGTTTATACGGGTGGAACTTTTGACTTGTTTCATTCGGGGCATACCCGTTTTTTGAAGGCTTGTAAAAGGCTTGCAGGTGATGATGGGAAAGTTATTGTTGCCTTGAACACTGATGAATTTATTGCTGAATACAAAGGCAAAGCCCCGATCTTGGATTTTGAAGAGCGTAAGGAAGTTTTGCTTGCGTGTAAGTATGTTGATGGGGTGATCCCTAATTTTGGTGGGGCTGACTCTAAACCTACTATTGGTAGTGTGCAACCTGATCTGATTGTGATTGGCGATGATTGGGCGAGAAAAGATTATTACGCGCAAATGCAGTTCACTCAGGCTTGGTTAGATAAACACGAAATTGTTCTTGTCTATGTGCCTTACACTCAAGGGATTAGCACTACTGTTTTGAAAGCCCGCATAACGGGCAAGCCGATAAACTAGGTTATGACTTTAGGAGATTTACTTTGGCAGTAACTAACGGATATTGCACTCTTGCAGAACTAAAAGCCGCACTAAAAATCACGGATACTTTAGATGATACTTTGCTAGAAAGTAGCATTAACTCTGCTTCACGAATGATTGACCAATACTGTAACCGCTATTTTTATTCAACATCAGCAGGTGAAGTGCGCTATTACAAAGCTAACGATGGTTTTACTTGTTGGATTGATGATGCGCAAACTATAACCGAAGTAAAAACATCAAGCACTGATCCTTTGATTTACGACACAACTTGGGATTCTGGTGATTATCAGGTTATGCCTACTAACAGATGGGCTAATGGTGCTTACTACCCGATAACTGCTATAACCGCCACAGATAACTATTTATTCCCTGTTTGGGCAGATATTGCTTTAGTAAAAGTTACAGGTCAATTTGGTTGGGCTAGTGTTCCTGAACCTGTAAAGTTTGCTTGTGTAATTCAGGCTTCAAGATTGTTCAAGCGTCTTGAGTCCCCGTTAGGTGTGGCTGGTGTTTCAGACATTGGCATTATGCGTGTTGGATCTAACATTGATGGCGATGTTGCGCAACTAATCAATCCGTTTAGGCTTCTAAGAACTGGGGCGTAAATGGCTATCAGCGATCTGAGAACAGGTTTAGGAAATAATCTAAAAACTATTTCAGGGCTTAGAGTTGTTGAAACTTTACCTGACTTGGTGAACCCGCCAATGGCGATGATTGGTTTAGATAAAATCACTTACAACAGGCAGAACAATCGTTCTATGAGTGAATACACTTTCAAGGTTACTGTTGTTGTTGGGCGTGTTTCTGAGCGCACTGCTCAGGCTTCTCTTGATGTTTTGGTTGCACCAGGTTCTGGGTCAGTCAAGTATGCGGTTGAGTCTGATCGCACTTTAGGTGGTTGGGCGTTTGATGTGTTTGTGCCTGAGCTATCTGTTTATGGTTCTGTAAATATCAATGGGATAGACTATTTGAGTGCTGAGTTTTCAGTTCAAGTATTCGCAAGTTAAGGATAAATAATGGCAATTTTTGTCGCAACAGATTTCAGCGTTAGCATCAACGGATCTACTGCTTTGGCTTCATACCTTACACAGGTTGAGTTGAAGACCACCGCTAACGACATCACTACCACTGCTTTTGGTAGCACTTGGGTTACCCGTGTTGCAGGTTTGAAGGAAGGTTCTCTAACACTTCAGTTCAATCAGGATTATGCTGCTTCGGCTGTTGATGCTGTTCTATGGCCTTTGCTTGGAACTAACGCAACTGTTGTAATCAAACCAACAAGCACTGCTGTTTCAGCAACTAACCCTGCTTACACCGCAATTTGTCTTGTAACTGATTACACCCCAATTTCTGGAAACATCGGGGACTTGTCTACCTTCAGCATTACGCTACCTACCACGGGAACAATTTCCAGAGCAACCGCCTAATTTTTAGGCTAGAGTGATTGTATGAATCAGATAACTCTTACAATCAATTTTGTTGATGGAACATCACTTGAAGTGAACACTACTGCTGGCGATATCGTCAAATGGGAAACACACTTTGATTTAGGTATTGATAAGCTTGAAAAAGTTACTCACCTACTTTATCTTGCGTGGCTTGCGATTACCCGCCTAAAGAAAACTGGTGAAGGTTTTGAAGGCTGGATTGATCTTGTTTCAGATGTGCAGGTTGCAGACCCAAAAGCCTAAAACCTTTGGGCGTTGATTCGCACCATTGGCTGATTGCTAATCTTGCTGTTGCAACAGGTATTGCCCCTAGTGTTCTAATGGAAGAAAGTGATCGTATGTTGAATACGATGTTATTCGCAATTAGATATCAAAGGGGCGATAATGGCTGATGATGTTGTTTACAACGCTAAAGAAATTCTGAAAGCACTTGAACAACTACAACCTGGACTAAAAAAAGTTTTGGTTAGAGAAGTTAAGTTTGCTGCCAAACCTGCGATCTCAGCAATCAAAGATGCTATCCCTAAAACTAATCCATATATTTCTGCTGTTAGACCTGTCGCGAATACGCGTGGGCGTTTGGGTTGGAATGTAAAAGTAAAAGCAGACACAGTAAAGCCTAGTTTCAAAACTAAAGCTTCAAAAAAGTTTGCTGTAACATCTTTGGTCAGTATTGTTGTTTCTTCCCCTGCTACTGCTCTTGCTGATGTTGCTGGTAAGGGTTCAGGTGCAGTGTTGAATCCTGTAACTAAGGCTTATGACTATAAGGGTGGAACAAGAACACATAGGACAACTACACAGGGTAGAAAGATGATCAATCATCTTCGTAAGAAAAGGGCAAGCAATTTTGTTTATCCTGCTGTTGAGAAAAGTCTGCCAATGGTTCAGGCTGAGATAAAATTGATACTTGAGAAGTATGCCGCCAAAGTGAACAGGAAACTCAACTAATGTCTGTAATCGTAAAACTATTATCTAAGTTTGATGATTCAGGTATTAAGAAAGCAAAAGGTTCTTTTGGTGGACTAAAAAAGGCTATCGGTGCTATTGGTATTGGTGTTGCTATTTCTCAGGTAACTGACCTATTGATGGATAGTGCTAAGGCTGCTTCAGCAGATCAAAAATCAACACAGTTGTTGAACACTCAGTTGGTTCGTAACGCCAACGCTACTAAAGCACAAATCAAACAATCAGATAAGTTCATTGAAAAACTATCTCTCCAAACAGGCATTATGGATGATGACCTGCGCCCATCAATGGGTAAGTTTGTTCGTGTTACTAAAGATGTAAACAAAGCTCAACAACTACTCACTTTATCTTTAGACGCTTCGGCAACAACCGGTAAGCCTTTAGAAAAGGTCTCAAATGCTATTTCTCAAGCTTTTGTAGGTAATAGAAAACAACTTGAAAAGCTATTTCCATCCCTAAAAACAAGCAAGGATTTGTTTGGCGATTTGGAGAAGATTGTTGGTGGTGCTGCCATTCAGCAGGCAGATCCTTTTAGCAAGTTCAATAACAGTATGGACATTCTTAAAGAAAAATTAGGTAATTTAGTTTTACCTTTGATTCAGGATTTTGTTGGAGAAATAACTAAACCTGGTGGAGCTATTGAGCAGATTGGCAAGTTTTTTGAACAAGCCGCTAACCCTAAAACTGACATTGGTAAAGCCTTTGCATCTTTGAAAGACAGTATCAAACTTACTTTCGATAATTTGCAGGCTTTGTTTGGTTTGATGGATCCTAATGGTGGCAATAACCCTACTGCTGGTTTTGCTAATTCACTACAAATGATTTCAGATACCATCGGCACTATTACAGATGGTCTAACTGTTACTGTCGCAACTTTTCAAAAAATTGGTGCGGGTGATTACAACGGGGCAATTGCTTTGCTTACATCAGACATTGGTTTAGGTGCTGAATCGGTTAGGCGTGGAATTGGTGTGCAAGATACTCTCAACGCGATAAATGCTGAAACTATCGCGAGAGGTTTTGGAACTCTTTACGCTGACGATAGTTCTGGCACAAATAATGTGATTTTTGGTGGCAAGCCTACTGGCAAGGCTGGCACAGGTATTTTTGCTAACGGTAAAAATAATTTGACTACAACAACAAATAACAACATTACGATTCAGGTTCAGTCTGCTGACCCT